AAAAGCCATTAAAAATGAAGGGTGGGAATCTGTTACTTCAAGAAAAGCAAGTGTTATTATAAGTAAATTTTTACTTTACCAATTAACAGTAATAACATTTTTTATAATAGACTATAACTTAATAAATGAGTTTACAAAAGTACATTATCAAAACAATTATTTATTAACTAAATTTATAACACTCTCTTTATGTTTTGTAGAAGCAAAAAGTATAGATGAAAATATTAAATCTATATTTGGGTTTTCTATTTGGACAAACTTAAAAGAAGTTTTAATGAGAACACAAGAGATAAAAAAAATTCCTAAAAAATAAATAATTAATGACAATTACTTATTTAAATTTTTTACCTAATCAAGGGTTTAATGATACTATTTATTATCTTAAAACAGATGGTAAATATTATGGTTGGGATGGACAAAATAATAGATTTTATAATTTATCTACACCAAATATAGATGACTTAGTAGGATTAAGTTTTGAAAATTTACAAGAAGGAGATGTATTATCTTATGATAGTATTTCTCAAACATGGATTAATAAAGTTATAAATACATCTACAGGAGTAAATTCTTTTAATGAAAGACAAGGAGATGTATACTTATTAAGTTCAGATGTAACTTACGCACTAGGATATACACCAGAGAATGTAGCAAATAAAGTTACTGTAATAATTCCCGAAGAAATAAGTGATGTAAGCTATCCAAGCACAAGTGCGGTGTATAATTATATTACAGGTGCAATTTCAAAGTCTTATGGTTCTTGGAAAAATGAAGAAAGTCAATTTGCGGCTACTAATACTGAAGGATATGGAATTAAATTTAATACGGCAGATATTTCAGAACAGGGGATTAATATAGAACTTGATTTATTAGGAAATAAAACTCTTATTAGGTTTTTAAATTCTGGAAAATATAATATACAGTTTAGTTGTCAATTTGAAAATATAAGTACACAATTTAACGATGTGTCTATTTGGTTAAGAAAAAATGGAGAGGATTCTATTGCTGATATAGCAGGAACTGCTCGTTATATAACAATACCAATTAGATATGATGAGATAAATGGTCGTAATACAGTATCATTTAACTATTTTGTAGAAGCTATTGCAAATGATTATTTTCAACTTGTATGGGCCACAACAAATTCTGAAACTATAAGTATGACATCTTACAAAGCAGTTAACCCTACACCTAGTTCTTATTCAGCAATATTAACAATTAATCAAATAAATTAAAACCCTTAAAATATAAAACCATGAAATTATCAAAACATTTAGATCTAGCGGAAGTTACAAGATCAGAAACTGCAAAAAGAAAAGGAGTTAGCAACATACCTACTCCTGAGCATATTGAAAACTTTAAATTATTGGCTGAAAAAATATTCGAGCCTATTAGAGAGCATTTTAATGTTCCTATTTTTATATCTAGTGGATATAGAAGCAAAGCTTTAAACCAAGCTATTGGTGGGAGTTTAACCTCACAACATTGCCAAGGTGAAGCAATTGATATTGATATGGATGGTAGCTCAAGCGGAGTTACTAATGCTCAAGTATTCCAATTCATTAAGGACAACTTGAATTTTGACCAAATGATTTGGGAATTTGGAACAGATAAAAATCCTGATTGGGTTCATGTTTCTTATGAATCAACTGGTAAACAAAGAAAACAAATACTTAAAGCCATAAAAGTTAACGGTAAAACAAGTTATGTTCCTTATAAATAAATTAAAACTACAAAAACTTAAAAAATAAAACTATGAAATTTTTTAGAGAAATGTTTAGTGATGATAATTCTATTAATGAAAAATCTTTAATTGGATTTTTAGCTTTTATTATGATGTGCTCATTTGCAATTGTAGATATTGTTACAGGATATTTAGGAAAAGAGCTTGTTGTAAATGAATTTATATTCAATGCTTTTGAAGTGCTAGTGTTAGGTTCATTTGGTATTGCAGCTACAGAAAAAATTACAAGCATTATAAAATCTAATAAAAACAAAGAAAACGAAGCAGAATAATGAAATATTTATTTATAATTCTTATTGTTTTACTAGGAGTATATATGTGGCTATCACATGATAAGTTTGTTGAAAACGAAGCTATTATACAAAAACTAGAAGACAGTTTGTCTAGAAAAGTAGACACCTTGATAGTAGAAAGAGATGTGGTAAAAGACCATTACATTAAATCTAAAGAGATTGTATATAAGATAGACGAAAAATACATTGCAGGCAAAGATTCTGTTTGTGATAGCTTAGTAGTAGCCCTAAAAACATCTCTTACAAACTGTGATAAAGTAATAGTTAAATCAGATACTTTAATTAAAACACTATTAGTTAGAGATACTGTAAGGCAAAATCATATACAATATTTACAATCTAAAAATAAGTTTTCTTTAATTGCAGGCCCCACCTTATCACTTACCCCACAAGGCATTCAACCTGGAATAGGTATTTCATTTGGTTTTAAATTAAAATAAATAAATAACAAGGATTAATTATGAAAACATTGTCTAAAGAAGAATTAATAAGTAGGTTAGAAGCTATTAATCGTAGTAATGCTATTATTTATTTTGACCTTAATGGTATAATTCTTGGAGTAAATTCTATTTTTTTAGAGACAATGGGATATAAAGAAGGAGATCATGAAAAAATTATAGGTAAGCATCATAGTATTTTTGTTTCTACTGACTATGCTAATTCAAAAGAATATGAAAAGTTTTGGAAAAAATTAAGAGATGGTCAATTTTATGAAGGGGAATTTGAAAGAGTTAAGTTAGATGGAGAACTTATTTATTTACAAGCAACTTATAATCCTATATTAAATGAAAATGGAGAGGTTACTAAGATAATGAAAATTGCTAATGATGTTAGTACAACAGTTATAGCAAAGAATGAAATTGGTGCAGTAAGTAAAAGCAATGCTGTTATTTATTTTGATTGTGATGGATATATTCTTGGTGCAAATTCTCTTTTTTTAAAAACTATGGGTTTTGATGAAAGAGATGAAAGCAAGATTATTGGAAAACATCACAGTATTTTTGTAAGTTTTGAGTACTCAAAATCAGAAGAATACAAGGAGTTTTGGAAAAAACTAAGTAGTGGTAAATTTTTTGAGGGGGAATATGAGAGAAAAAAAATGAATGGGGATACTATTTATTTAAAAGCTACTTATAATCCAATACTTAATAATGATGGGGTTTGTAAAAAAGTAATGAAAATTGCTAATGATATTACTGAGACTGTTGTTAGTAAAAACAAAATCAATGAGTTATCTAAAAATTTACAAGTAGAATTAGATAATTCTAATAAGCTTAGAGTTGCTTTAGAGATAGAAAAAAATAATGTTTTAGAAGATTTAGAAGCAACAATTAAAAAAAGTCAAAATGAATTAATTGGTACTATTGTTAAAACTGCTTTAGGAGTTATAGTTAGCGTTGGCTTTATAACAACTGTAATGTATTCATTTGCAATTTTATCAAATAAAGATACTCAAATAATTGGATCAACTTGGAGTAATATGTTTAGTGTATTATTAACTAATGCATTTTCTATTGTAGGCACTATTATGGGTATTAAATATGCTACTCAAGAAAAAAAAGAAGATAAAATATAAGTATTGTCGTATCTTTGTACTTAATAAAAATTAAAATAATATTAAAATTATTTTTTAATTTTGTGTATTAGTTTAATTTTTAATATTTTTATATTAAAACCCACATAACACATGGTAAATCAACAAGTTGTAAATAAATTTTTAAATTGGACAAACAGTAACAAAAATTATTTAGAGATTGCAAGACCCAATAAAAAAAGATTATTAAAAAAATTAAACAATAATAGTTTTAACTTAACTTCAGAAGAGCTTGATTTTTTATTAAGTACATACGGAAGAAATGTTAAAAATACTAAACAAAATACTGAAGGTACTAATGTTTGGGTTCCTTTAGAAATGGTAGAAACAGTTAAAGAATTAAATGCTATTTACCAAGAAAGTTTAAGCATAGGTGTTCCTGTAAATGACATAAAGCATGGCTGGTTAAAAAATGATACAGCATCTATGTTTTTTACTAATCCTTTATATAAAAAGCAAGAAGAAGATAAATTTTATAATGAATTAGTTTCTGATTTACAAAAATTTTCACCTGTATTTCCTGAAATAAAAAGAACTGCTTCTAAGGAAGGACATTTGTTAGTTATAGATCCTGCAGATATACATGTAGGTAAACTTGCAAGAGCATTTGAGACAGGGGAAGATTATAATAGTCAAATAGCAGTTAAAAGAGTTTTAGAAGGAGTCCAGGGAATTTTAGATAAAACATCTGGATTTAATATAGATCAAATTCTTTTTGTGGGAGGAAATGATATTTTACATATTGATACTCCAAAAAGAATGACTACTTCTGGTACTCCTCAAGATACAGATGGTATGTGGTATGATAATTTTTTGATAGCCAAGCAGTTGTATATAGATGTATTAACTATGTTATTACCTATAGCTAATGTTCACTTTGTATTTAATCCATCAAATCATGATTATACAAATGGGTTCTTTTTAGCTGATGTAATTAAAACATATTTTAAAGATTGTAAGAATATTACTTTTGATTGTTCAATAGCTCATAGAAAGTATTATAGTTATTTTAACAATTTGATTGGAACTACACATGGTGATGGGGCAAAACAATCTGACTTACCATTATTAATGGCTCATGAAAGCACAGATTGGAGTACTTGTAAGCATAGATATATTTATACTCACCATGTACACCATAAAACTGCTAAAGACCATATAGGGGTAACAATTGAAAGTTTAAGAAGCCCTAGTGCTTCAGATAGTTGGCATAGTAGAAATGGTTACACAGGAGTTCCAAAGGCAATTGAAGGATTTTTACATCATAAAGAATTTGGACAAATAAGTAGAATTACTCATATATTTAATTAAAATGTTTAATATACATATTAACAATACTAATAATCAAGCTAACTCTGAAAATATTGGAGTTAGCTTATTTGCATTATATCAACACTATTTACAACATCCTAAAAGATTGTATAATTTAGGTTATCAAGATTTTAGTTATTTGTATACAAAATGGATAAATGAAAATTAAAAAAAAATGACAATACGAGAAATAATTAATGGATTTAGAGTTCCTATGGATAAGGGACTTCCTTCAGATGATAGTGCATTTACTTATGCATATTTTTATCATTTAATGAAAATATGTAGAGGAGTTTTACTTTATGAAAAGATCAAAGATCCTGATTATAATTATAGTTTAAATTTACAAACATTAGATTGTGTACAATTACAATTAGCAGATACTAATGAATGTTGTGAAAAGTTACCTACAGGTTGTAAATGGTTAAAATCTAAAAAACCTATACCTAATACAATTAATAATATTATTACTAAAGTATATAATGATAGAGGAGATAACTATACTAGAGTTGTTTCAGAATCTTCTAAATCATTTAGAAGATATAATGAATTAGGTAATACTGAAAATAACTTTAAATATTTAATAAAAAATAACTATTTATTTGTTCCAGATTTAAATAGTCCACAATGGGTAAAACTTCAAGCATTATTTTATGATGATTTTGAAGTAAAAAATACTTGTGATAATGTTTGTGATTTTTTAGATACAGAGTTTCCTTTAGATGAAAGATTATTGGATAAAATGTATAACATGATGGCTGATAGGATATTAAAAACTTATCAATACTTTAATAGAGATGTTATAAATGATACATTTAATGAAGACGCAGGTTCCCCACAGAAAACAAATAAATAAGCCTTTAAAATATTATTCAGTATATGATGTAATTAAAGAAACAGAGTATGCTGATAAAAAATTATATGTTAAAGTAATAAAAGAAATATTTAAAGTAGCTGCAGAAATTTTATTAAAAAAACATACTTTAAATTTATTAAAAATAGGTTCTTTTAAAATAATAGGATACAAGTCAAATAAAAAATTAATTGATTTTGGCTTAACTAAAAAACTACAAAAAACAATATATTATACAAACTTTCACACAAATAGATTTAGATATAGAATTATTTATAATCACAATGTAATTAATACTTATTATAAATTTACAACTTATAGGCAACTAGATAGAGACTTAGCTAAAAAATTAAAAGAAGATGAATAATTTACAATTTACAAGCATTTCTACAGTTATTGAAAACTGGAAACAAATAGCTCCCAATGAAATTAATTTTAATGAAGAATTAATGACTGAATGGATTATAGATGCTTATTTTGAAATAGGAACAGCCAAACAATATAAAGAAAAAGTACAAAAATTACAAGTAAAGAATTTTAGAGTAAAATTACCTTGTGGTTTTAAGCAAAATTTATATGTATTAGCTAAATCTAAAGAACATTTAAGAGAGCAATTTTTTCTAACAGAATTAATAAAACAAGATTTTAATAATCCTGATTGCACATGGACTTATAGAAGAAATTGC